CCGCAACATAGTAGGTGCGGGCCATGGTCCTGTTCGGATCATGGAACACATCAACACCTCTGCTAATTGCCGATTTCCTTTCGACCCGTACTGTTCAGACGGGACGTGGAGGAATGAGACAAAGACGCGGAGGACGGTTTCTCACGTTCCTATTTCCGCCCAGCTGCCTATTTTGAATTACAGGCAGTTATCGATTCTTGGCAGTATCGGGGTGACCCGGCGAGTGCCGAGGTCATCCTAAACTAAATACTGACAAGGAAGCATACCATGTTCACTGACACTATTACGATTACGATCAATGCTGTTGCGAAGGTACTGAATCGTGTGAATCAAGATTCATACGGTTCGGAATATTACCTTCGCGAAACTGCATCGGCGTTTCGTCTGAAGCTCCGGAACTCATCGTATAAGGATAAAACTCGAGGTGGTATCGGTGTAGACCGACACAACATCGAGCTAACCGAAACGGTGTTTCCAGTAGCTCCAGCAACTATTCCAACGGTTCGCAAGTACTACTCTGTGCTTGAGAACGATCAGGCTGACACTGTTGTCAGCTCGGCCAAGTTTGCAGCCGGTGTTAGTGGTTTCCAGACGGAAGCCAATTTCACCAAGCTGCTCAATTGGGAGTCGTAAGACTCTCGTTGGCTAGTTGAATGTGCAGTGGCTTGGAATATCATCATCCGAAAGGACTCTGATATGAAAAGCCAAGTTAATGGTTTGCTTGAGGTTGCAAGGGGAGTCCTTACGGATTATTCCCTGGCGTATCCTCACGATAAAAGGGACGTTGTTCGAGATTTCGAGCGACTCACCCTTTTAGTCAAAGAGAGAGGCCTAGGTGTTTTCACACTTGACCTCCCGGCTCTCGACGGACATCTTTTAGATGCTCTTGAGAGTGGCCGTCTTACTGTTAGTGGCGCTCTAAGCAAAAGAGCTTCACCGACAGTCCATGTGCCCAGATTATTCCGGGGACTATGGTTACGGATCTTTGACAGTGTAGGCAACCTGAAGGAAGATGCCGACCCTAC